CAAACCCTAAGACTGGTGGATATGGAATTACTCTTACTGCCTCTCATACTGTTGTCTACTTTTCAAACAATTATGATCTTGAGATAAGATTACAAAGTGAGGATCGTGCACACAGAATAGGACAGAAGAATAAAGTGACGTATGTTGACTTTGTTTGTAAAGGGACAGTAGATGAAAAGATTTTACTTGCTCTAAAGAACAAGGTTGACATAGCCAGTCAAGTTATGGGTGATGAATTAAAAACTTGGATAAGTTAAATGTTATAGCCGCCGCCCTTAGTTGCTGCGCCCATACCTCTAGCTGTGCCTCTTACTGCACCACCGTGTTTTAAACCTTGTGCTCTTAACTTTTTTGTAGCCTCAACTAAACCACCACCGGCTTTTTTTTCAATAACGCCACGGCCTATGAGTATGTCTTTTTGTGTAACTTTGCCGTCACCACTTAAATCAGGAAATTTTTTCTTAGCCATTACTTTGTCCTTTCTTGTGCAAATTTACTTGCTTTGCGTTTTTCGCCTTTTTTTAACATGTTTCTAAATTTGCCTTGATCTACAGGGCTCATTCTTTTTTTTAGAAAAGACGGCATTTCAATATCTTTTGAAGAAATATCAACCTCTGTTGTAAGATCTTCTACTATGGGATCTTTTTGAGCACCGACTTTTGGCTTAAAACCTTTAATAGTTTTTGGACCTTTTCTCACGAAAGGTGTGCCTTTTTTCTTAGGTTTAACTAATTTCTTAATACCTTTGCCTATCACTCCTAATACCATAATTAATCCTACTCCGTTTCTTTGTAGTTTGCAACGATAGATGCTAGTTCTTCACATCTGTTTGTGGTCTGTTTGTGCCAACGACTGTCTTTCATTTGAAAAGCGGCACCTTCCCAGTCACCTTCGCTCATGCATCTAAACATGTTCTTGAATTTTGAGACACCATTTTTTCCTAGCTGAAAGCACATGTTGACCAAGACTTCACCTATGACCTGAGGGAGATCGTGTCCAATCTTCTCAGCTATCAGCTCATCAGCTCCCGCCGCTGCTCTGTTTAAGTCTATATCGAAGAGTTCTTCTACCTCTTCCATTGTAATCTCTACGCCTTCTGCATATCTTTCTCTCTCATGCGGAAGTATGAGGTGGCCTATTCCGATCGTGGCCTTTCCCAAACTATCGAGGTACATTTGAGTGCGTACACCTTCATGGTGACGTACCTGGTCACGAAGTGCATCTGTAATTTTAATCATATGTCGTAAACTTTCTGAATAGACAATATACCATTAGGCTTAGTCATACTAGCGTTTATTAATCCGGATATGCCTCCGTTTTGTTGTTGCATCATTGGATTAAATTGTATACCTGGATCGGGGTCAATAGGATACACCTCTTGTGGCCTTATGGTTGGTGTAGTAAATAAAAAGTTTTTCATGTTTTGACCCTCTAATACATTAAACTCTCCTGGATTCGTAGAAAATTCAGGTTCACTAGATATTGGGGCATCGAATGTGCCATCCGGTATAGGAAAAAAATTTTGTTCACGTCTTTTAGTAATCATTCTTTCATCTGGCATTTCAAATTGTTTTGGTCCGCCAGGAGGTCCCTCTGCTAATAGTTGCTGAGCATTACCACCGTCTCTCATACCCACAGGTATTTGCACTCTAACAACAGAATCTATGCCACCAGTAATCTTTTTCATGTTAGTGCACCAATGCCTCTGTTTTTAAAAGCCTCTCCTATTGCATCATCTAATGATCCCAAGGACAGTTCATTTCTTACATTAGGTTTGAGTTGACCTTGAATATTAAATTGATTGGGTGTTTCTGTTCCAAGGTTTTCGTTAAACGTTGGCGCTAATTTTTCTTCCAATTGTTTTCCTATATCTAATTCTTCTTGTGTCATGCTTTGTGATGGTCCAAACATTCTCTCCATCATTTCTAATTGTTGATCTCTAGCTGATTTCATTTCAATTTCTTTTTGTGGTTCTTTCATTAAACTTAAAATAGATTGTTCTACTTGATTATGGAAATCTAATTCATCTAACTCTGACTCAGTAGGTAAAGTTTGTGCAGCCCAATCTAATAAAACTTTTTTATCCTCTTCAGATATAGATATTTCTTTTGTTATACCTGTTCGCAAAGCTGCCTCACCACCGGTGTCTTGTAATAATTTAGAAAAAGACTTTAAAACTTTTGGGCTAGTCAAAATACTAGAACCATATCGCAACATTAGTGGTATCATAAAAGATGTAAGACCACCAGATAACGCACTTCCCGCACCAGCACCAACACCAAATAATAATAAACTTTTGAAACCACCAAGAGTTACACGTCTAGTTACAAACTGTGAAGGATCACTAACTATAAAACTTCCTGCTCTTTCGGCTATATCTAAAAATCTTGTAACATCATCTAATTTTGTACCTGTGCCCTTTAATGCTTCTTCCATTGCAGCTCTACCATCAACTGTATCTAAACCTAATGATTTAGAAAATTTCGCTGGATCAAACTGAACTGTTCTGAATCTAAAAGCATCATCTTTTGTTTTATAGCCATATTTATAAATATCTTCAGGCGATAATTTTTTTAAATTTTTATAATCTTGAAAAGTTTTGGCCACAGGCAAACCCTCAAAAGACTCTGATATTGCTTTATCAAATATTTTTCTCATAATTTGTTTTCTACCCGCCTCAGGTCCCATTGACATTACAGTCTGCGTTACTGTTTTTAACTTACCAAAATTTGGATTCATATCTCCGTTAGGTAATCTTGGAGCATCATCTAAAACTCGTGTTGTAACTTCTACAGGCACACCTTCTTTTAAGCCCGCTTTTTTATAAGCCTGTAAATTTGCATCGGGTGTTTTAGCTAATCTCATAATTGCACCCATAAGCTCTTCGTCTTTCATGGCTCTTCCTATTAAGTTATCCATCATTTCTTTGTTTGTAATTACACCTTGTGTGTAACTTTGTGGACCTGGTCCAAATATATTAGCATTAACCATTTTGAATTGTGCCGCTGCAGGGTTGTCATACTTTGGCATGATATTAGCTAAATACTCATTAGCCATTGTTAGTTTTCTCATAGCTGTATCAAAAACAACTTTGTCAACATTATCATCAATGTTTACCAATTTATTAAAGTCGTGATTCATAGCTAACATAAGCTTTGTAATTCTAGAACCCTCTCTTGTTGGTATGTTACCTTTTCCTTCTGTTTTAAAGTTAGCGGCAAAGTCTGAAAACAATTCTTGTAAAGTTCTAGCTTGGTCAATTGTAATACCATCAGGATCAAGTCTTGACATTGTTTGATAAAATTCTTCAAAAGATTTTCTAGATGCATCCCCTGGAAATCTAAATTGATATCCACCTGTGCCAGGTGTTGCGCCTCTAATGTTTGTCGCAAACTGATCTGCAATTTGTTTTAAAGTGTCAAGTTTTATAACTTTTTTACCCGCTAATTTTTCTGAATATTCTTCAAAGCCCTCGTATAAAGCACGTGATATTCTCATAGTGTCTTCATATTCTGCTCTTGCTAATTTTGAAATGTCTCCACCTAATGATGCCATAGTTTGTAAAGGTGCAAAGTTTTTTGTTACCGTGTCAAAATATTGTCTTATAGCTTCGTTTGTGCCCTCACCAGCTCTTCTAAATGGTGTACCAACAAAAGGAAATATACCTAAAACTTGTGAATACCCTTTCCAGAAACCGCTGTTTGTTGCCTGAATTATTCCTAGAGGCATGCCGTATGTTTCTGCAACTTCTAACATTTTTTGATACTCAGGGTTTTTATTATCAAGTCCAAATAAAATTCTACCAACCGCAGGTTTAAAAGCTTTGATCAGTGGTCCGAGGGACATGGCTCCTCCACTAAACGCTAAGTTTAAATATGCATCTTTCAAAAATTTAGCGCTTTGCAGCTCTCTGGATTCCATCGGTAAGTCATTAAGATGTCGTAACATTTGATTAGTAAGCTCATACAAATATCCACCGGCTTGTGCGCCTAAAAAATCTGCTCCTAACACTTTAGCAGCAACTGCACCAGTTCCACCGGTAGGGGATGTTAAGACACCTGCCGCTCCCATGGCAGTTAAAGCACCTGCCATTTCAAAAGATGGTTTAGATACTAATTGATCTGGTATAAGTCGATCCAATCCAATTAATTGTTGTCCTTGTTTAAAATAGTAATTAGCAGGATCTTCTATTAACTTCATACGCTGATTAATGTCAGCTACCCTTTGTGCAATTTCTGCAAAGTAATTTTTTGATCCAGGTGCATAAGGAATGTCAGAGATAATGTTAGCCATTTCTGCACCCTTAAACTGTGATAACATTTGCATAGCCTCTTGTTCTGAGACCTCTTGCGGAATGCCATAAAACTCTCTTACTTTAGCTTTGTCGTTTGCGGTAGGATTATCTGGATTTTCAAAATAAAATGTGTGTGCATTAGGAGTGCCTGGTAATATGGTAACTCTATTTGGTCCTAATTGTTTAGCCATTATATACCTGAGCCTCCAAATATATTTTCATCATATGTTACTTCTGTAGCCTGAGGATCTTCTGCGGGTGGGTTTTCTAAATTAGGATCACTAAAATTTGTTTTTGGAACTATTTCTTGGACATCTTCACCTAAAAAGTTTTTATACCTTTCAACTTTTGGAGCATATTTATCTTCGTTAAAAATATTGCTACCGTCAGCGGTTGCTCCTTGTGAGTAAATGTCTACTTGTGCTCTTCTAATAAATCTTAAAATCTCCTTTAATTGACCTCTTACATATTCTGGTGATGTAAATCCTTGTAAGTTAACAAGGTCAGATGCTCTTTTAATATCATCAACGTTCAATCTACCTGTAGGCTTTAATGCCCTAGCTAAAGCATAAATAATTAAGTTTTCCTGTACCTTCATACGAGCAAAATCATCTGAATAACCAAGACTTCTATAAGTGTTTAAACCTTGTGTGCCAAAAAAATCATCTATACTTACTCTTCTAGTGACATCTTCAAATTCACTTACACCTGGTATTTTTGATAGTGTCTCATCTACCATACCTTTCTTAGGAGCTTTAAAAGTAATATCTAAAAACTTTTCTTCCTCATTAGCTGGTAAAGGATAAAGAACTTGATCTTTCTCATAAAGTGTATTACCAGACTCGACAAATCTATCACCTGAGCCAGGGTTCACTGCGTTGAAGAAAGATGCAAGTGTAAACATAGTTTCTTGTTTGAACTTATCTATAGCACCTTCGACACCAAATCTTGATGAATCGCCTGATGCAATGGCTTTGTCATCCATCTCGAACATACCTTCAACTAAAGAACCAGCTCTATCTAATGTATCAAAGTCACCAATTAATCCTTGTGCTTGTGAGAAGTTTGGAGCTTTCACTGACAGCTCAGCATCTGTTTGAGGTCCATCAAGAGGGCTGAGATAAGCACCTGGAGGTGCTTCTACATCAAATACAACGTCTCCTGTCTCATCTCTTCTTGGTAACATAAACTCGTATGTGCCTTTTTCAGGATTGTAAACTTTCTTAGACATTTGAACTTGTGGCTTACCTTGATCGTCAACAAAAGTAATATTTTGAAACAATCTATCAGGGTTTGAATATAAATCTAAAGCAGCTTTTTGTTTTGCTTTAGCTGTGTCTACTTCAAACTGGGCTGATTTAAGCTGTAACTCTTTGTTGAAATCAAGATACTTTTGTAAGTAATCATCATCCATGCCCATTTTTTTTAAAAAAAACTCTGACTCTTTTTCTAGAATAGCAGCGTTTTGTTCTTGCATTTGATTTATTGCAAGCTCTTTTATTTTTAAGCCATGAGATATTTGCGCAGACTTTTCTGCAGTTTCTCTATTAAGATATTTACCACCTATTTGTGCTAATATATCAAATACACCAGCAGCACCTCTGTAAGGTGTTCTTGCGTTTATAGAGTCAACTAAGATGTTTAAAGTTTTATCTATCTGTGATGTTTTTGGTAAAGGACCTAATTGTTGTTCTATGCTACTTCTAGCATCTTCAAACGTTACTCTTTTACCTAAGCCCATTTGTTGAGCTATGAAACTTGCATTTTCTTCAGCGGCTTGTCTAACAGGGATGTAGGAC